GTCACATGTTACAATACAGTGAACTTTAGTCGCCGTATCTAACAGCCCATTGGCTTCTATATCAACAACAGTAAAGTCAATCAACTTATGCATTATCCCCTCTAAGGTAAACTGTAGTTTACGTTATTCTACGATATTGTTTGTTATTTTCCAATTTTCGTACTCTTCTAAGTTTTCAAAAAACCCCGGTATCTGATCAACTGGAACTTCTTTTAATTTTGGAGCATCTTCTCTATCATTGACAGTACTAAAACAACCCATTATATCGAACCTCATTGGCTTATTTGTTGTTGTGTTTATTGTTTGAACTGATAGTATAGACCACTCCCAACTATAATATGCACTTTTTATTTTGTACATTATACCCCCTAAGTTAAGATTAGTTTAATTCCCAGATATCTGTAATTGTATAACCCTTCTCAATAAACTCTTGTTGTATTTTTCTAAGTGCCGATTTACCATATATATACATTTCTAACACTGCTGTGTTGTAAGTATTTTCATATGTAATAAGGTAGACTGGTGTTACTGTATTGTATTTCATACTACTTTAATTGTGGTTTTACTTGGTTTACTCGGTTCTACATCCTTCGGTTTCCCAAAAGCATTGATCTTTTTCATAAAGATCTTTCCTATTTCACCAAGGTTTGTTTCTATGTTACTTAGAACTATTTTACGTTTTTCTACTGCAGCATTGGCAATCTCAATATCTGTTGCACGATTCAGCAGGTTTTGTAGTACTATTTGATAACTTCTTTCATCTAATGCCATATTAACTTACCCCCGTATTGTCATTCTTTTTAGCATCGCCCTTTACTTGTTCCATATACAAGAAATCAATATCCTCATCTATCGGCGCTTCCATAACGCCGTCAGCTAACACTTGTAGTTGTTGTCTAGTCAAGTTAGGGAACTCTCTAGATTCCTTACCAAACTCCAGCCTGAGCGTATAAAAGCCGTCGAGTTGTCTAATACTTTTAATGTTTATAAATTTATATAATTCTGATACTGTCATAATGTCCCCCCAATTCATATTAATATAATCCCTCTATAATTCTACAATACTCTTTAAAGTCATCGCTGTCAAGAAATATTTTAGCACTTTCTTGTAATTCTTTATCGGAACTTTGAAAGTCCAATAGTGCTTGTGTAATAACGGCTTTTAATAACCTTATTTCGCCCATATCATTTAATTCACCTCCATAAAAATAAGGTCGATTATATTTTTGGATAGACATGTGTCACCGTGCTTGGTAAAAGTTCTAATACTCTTTTTTTATCGGCTTGGTTCACTTTGTACTTCTCCCCATTACTTATATTATCCCAGAATCTATCTATTGTGTCAACTATTATTTTACTTAATTCTTTGTTGTGCGCCACTTTAAAAACCTGTAAAGGAAATGGGTCAAATATCCCCAGGCAAGCCAGATAGCCGTAATCATATCCAATAATATCTAATCCCGAATGAACTTGAAGTAAATAAGGAATAGATAAATCTTTATCTTCCCACTTTTGAAATTTACTTGGTGATATAGTAGTTTTACACTCTACTAAATATTTTTGATCCCGATTAATGGCATCAAGTGATACCGACCTTTTTCCTTTTTGGAAAACACTCACTTGCTTATGTGGTGCTGCCGGCTCACAATGAATTCCTATTTCGTCCAGTGCCACAAGTACAGAACTTTCAAATAATCTTCCAGCCCGCATGAATACATTGTCATCAATCTTATCGGATTTGCCGGAGGTTTTTTCTTCTTGTAGTTTTACGGCGGATTTATATTGGTTGAAAGCAAATAGAGATGCTACTTCCGTACCCGTAATGCATTTGCTCCTGACCTTAAACCACTCGGGACTTTGTGCTTGGAAGAAATATTCTTTTTTCATAAATTAACCGTGTAAAATCCAAGTTTAAGTTTTAAATTGCAACCTATTTCTTCTTTTTTTCTTTAAGCCAGCTGTCAGGTATCTCTTTGCTGGCATATTTAAAGCCGTACTTATCACACCAATCCCCGTAAGTTGTTTTTGATGAGGAATGTATTCTGTTATTGGCGTTCATAAAAACAAATCTTAAATCTAATTCGGGATATTGTTCTTTAATTGCGCGATGTAGTTGTCTATCGGCAGGTCGGAAATATCCTTTTAATTCTACTATAATGCCGTTTTCTAAGGCTATGTCAGGGGTATATATCCGAGCAGGAAGAAGATACTTTATGTGCATCGACTCATACTTGAATTTAACCCCTGCCTTTTCTAATTTGGCTACAGTGTCCTTTTCAAATTTACTTCGTACTTTTATAGCCATTTATTACCTTAGTTATTATAAGTTGTTACGTGTATATATTCGACCACATTAGAAGCCAACAAATAGCTTTCTAGATGCTCAATAAAGCCGCCTTCTGGTTTTACACTGTCAAGAACATCGGCAACATTAAAGGAAAAAGGCTTGCTGAACATAATGTTCACCTTATTATCACCAATATCGAGTACTACCAGTTCGCCTTTTTTAGCTTTAATATACATGTTATTACCTTAAAAAACGTTTTCATCTTCATCAGTAGATGTTGTAGCAGATACATTTACTGTGTTTCCTTGTGTAGCGCCGGTGTCCTTGGCTTCTATAGTATATTTAGTAGCCGTTGGAACAAAGCGCATTTTTTGAAGATTACCAGTAGCAAAGTCTGCCGCTTTTCTTAATCCTTTATATTTAATAGAAACGCTGTATACTTCATTTCCGTTTTCATCTACAACGGCTTTTTTAGTAAAGTTGTTGATAATTGGTGATGAAGATACAAACATTTTTAATCCAATATGGTCGCCAGTTTTTGGATCAAGTATGAATGCTTCTATTTGGTCGTACACAACGCCTTTAGCTGATTTTTTCCCTTTGGTTAGTTTACCCTTTCCAATTGTGGGATGTGTTACGTATTGTCCTTTCATTTTATTTACCTTTTAACATTTGTTGAATATACACTTTTTCTGTCAGCGTCGACAATCCACGAACCCCTAATCCGAGTTCCTGAGATTCCTTTATTATACTCTTAATTTGCTTAGGAGTCAACGAAAATGTTTTGCCGTTATAGTACGCCAACATTTTAAATTGCTTCACTATTGCTTCTCTTGAGTATAAAAGAATTTGTGTTAGGGCTTCTTCATTTAGCTTATTGAGGCGAACAACTTGTCCAATACGCCCTGCAATTTCTGGTATAATACCTGCCCTTATTAAATCTTTTTCAGTTAGTTCTTCACTTTTTGCATCATTTAAATTAACAAACCCTATTGACGGCTTATTACTTCTCTTTGTATTTTCTTCAAATATGGCAAATGATCCGCCAAGAACAATGATTACATTCCCCAGGTCTACGCCATCTATCGCCCCTTTTTGCTTACTATATGAGTCTGAGCGCAAATACCCTGTCTCAAGTATTTTTAATAGTGTTTTCTGACCGCCGTAAGTATGCATGTTATTGTCGTTGGTGCATAATTTATCAAATTCATCTAAAAATAATAATTGCGTTTTTCCCTCAGCTTCCCCTAATTGGTCTATAATATCAGAATAATCTTTGCCAACATAACCAGTTGATGTTAACTCAGATGCGTTAAAGTACGTGTAGTGGATACCTAAATGCTTTGCGATCCGCTCCATCATAAATGTCTTACCTGTACCAGTTCCGCCTTGTATAAGCAAATTTTTCTTGGGAATAGGTATTCCTTTGTTTAAATTGTGCGTAATAACCTGTAAGTTGGTATAAATATTAAACATTATATTTGATAGCGGGTCATCTTGACCTATAATAGTCTCTTTAAGGACATCTAGTGACTTATTTAACTCACTATAAAGGCTCATATGCTCGTTATCTTGCTCAACTGTAACATCGAACGCCAACCAAAAGTCCGTGTGGAACGGCGATTTATGTTTAAGTGCCTGTGCTACACTGCCTACATCTAGCTCTAGAAAATCGGCTTTTACTAATAGTCCTTCATTTTCAACAGTAATGTGTAGATTAAAGAATTTTTGTAGTATTTTAAATTCTCCAAGTGTTAATGCTGACTCTCCTGTGCTTTTTGTGTGCAATTTAGTGAGCCATTCTTGTCCTTTTATTCCGCTGTAATACTCTAATTCATCTAGACAATCAAGTTTTTCAATTTCTTCTCTAAAAGACACTAAAACCCAGTTTGTATCGGAATTTAGAAAGGCTTGTGTTAGTTTTTGAGCTAAAGTTAGAGACATGCTTACCTCGCTAATTCAGTTTTTATGCGTTTTTCAGAAAATAAATTCTGTGCGTAGGATATTAATATTTGTTGTATCTCATGCCGTACTACTGATGTAAATAATGTTGTGCTGATATTCATTGGTGTTGTGTCGGCTAAAAATATAACTCTTTCTATCTCGCGGCGTTTAACTAGTCCTGCCGACGGCTTTGGTTTTCCGTTAACATTGCCGTAAATCCACCTACCAAACTCTTTTGAAGCGCCGTCAATATCATTTTGTAGCAATTTTTTAAGTAAAGTGCTGTTTTTAAAGTTTCCGATGCCTAAATTAAAGGTAAAATCAAATAAAGCGTCAAACTGTACTTGACTTAGTTCAATATTTTTACATATTTCACATAAAAGCCGTTCATGATGTGCCCTGTCTATCTCAAAAAGTTGATTCGCCATCTCAAAAGTCAAGTTATTTATGTCAATTCCTATTTCTTTTAAACCGGCTTCTTCACCAGACTTAATTGCATGTCCGTAACCAACAGTCATGACGCCTACTGCATCTGAGTATATCCTAAGGCTCAATCCCTCCATTTCTTTAACAACTGCACAAATAGCGTTACTTGCTTTCATTGGTGAATCCCCCTTCATAAATTTGTCGTAAAATTTCGTTAAAATCTTCTTCACTTAAATTTCCCTCTAAATATTCTTGTTGTAAAGTTATTAAATACGCCCGAATCTCTGGTGGATACTTAATCATATTAAAACGATGGAAAATCACACGGCGGTATTGAATTATACTCATTTACCATAAGCCTTGCTTTTGGGGACGGGTTTTTTATAAGTTTAAGTATAGATGGCGGTTTATATTTATACTCCCACTTTTTTAAACCACGGGCTATAGCCGCCACCTGAACCTCTTCACTTGGGTTTTTAATATTTTTGATATTGCGCGGATTATCGGTCACTGACTCCAGTTGTTCGAACAGCTCTAATTGGTCTGTTTCAAATTTAGTCAGTTTACCCTTTTCTATTAGTTTTTTTAGCAACCCAGCGGTTACTTCCCTATATGGATTAACAAATTTATCTGTTGACATTACATACCTCCTTTTGTTTAGTTATTTATCTGAAATAAAATTTTACTTTATCTAACATTTTTAGGTGTTCGTATTTATTTCCTTGATTAGAAATAGTTCTACACACCAGCCCTCTTACTATAAAAGCCGTACGTTTCAATTGCTGTTCGGTTTGAAGCCATACAGATGGCATCTCTTTAAGTTGGTCAAGATATTTCCACACTAACGGATCTTTTTTTGATGTATTCGCCGTAATATACTTCTTTACTGACTGATACACGGTGTCTATTAGTTCTTTATTACTTTCTACTCGCTCATTATGAGATTTGACCATACGTTTAACCGATTCAATTGATTCCATGACTTTCATATTATTTCTTTAAACATTTGTTTATTTTACAGCTAGCACATCCTCTGCCACAACTTGCTTTAAGCTTTTCTTGCAGTTCACGATTAGTTATTGCTGAGCTTAGTATTACGGCAAGCAATGTTACTGTTAAGCCGTATCCCGCAATTCCTGCCAATAATAATAGTTCATTCATATTTACCTCTCTAATACATACATTAATCTTTTTTTAACGCCACCTAGATAATCGGACTTGGCATCATAGTCTTCAGCGGATACCGTTCCGTTTTCCCAAGCTAAATATAATTTATTTAGTTCTTTATTTACTTCCGACAACTCAAATTCAAATTCCTCTTGCTGTGACTCTGTAAGTCCGCGAAAGTCGTTATATTTACCTTGCATTCTTTCTTGTTCAATGTAGTTATCGTATCCCATATTATTCTCCCCCTTGTATTAAGTTTATTAATAACAAATGTAATTTTAAATCTTTTTCATCAGCTTTTATCTCACCATGAAAGTATTCATTGAGAATATTATCATACTCTTCTTCATACATCTGTTTTAATTCTTTTGTTAATTTTGTTCTCATATATTAATCCTAGCACGGCTTATAACCGCCGTCAACATTTATTTAAATATTTTATTACATTTTATAGCATGGTGTGCACGTTCAATTTGTACTTCATTTCTTACATAACCGTTATTTAAATAATTTCTAACGGCCACAAAGCAAGCTACAAGTCCAGCAACTAAAAAAGCTAATATCATGAACCTCCAGCCAAGATAGAAGGTTTCAGTAAATACACCAAAGTGTGTACATAATTCACCAACTAACCATAATATATCAGCGGCTATTGCAGAAGCACCAGCTACAGTTGCTACTGTAAACGGGCTTTTGCTTAAAAATTTTGTTTTTGTATTCATATTAGTAACCTTATTTGTTGTCCTTATATATTAAGTATAACGCCGTTTTGGTTAATAAAGTGTTAAATTTTACAGATTTTTTCATTTTTTACTCAAATAATTTAATTATTTTTAGTGTAAATCTACTATTTCTACTTCAAACCCGTTGGCAACTTCTAAAGCGGCGATAACTGCTAGTATTCTTTTGTCGGTTATTGAAGTTTCTTTATAAATAACTTTATTGTTTTTCTTTAAGATAAACATTTTCATATTATTACCTATTTTGTGTTGCAAAGCCTTTGATAATTATTAGCTATTTGCTGCTGCAAACTGCTATTATTACAAGTGCAATTACTGCTAAAATACCAAAATCCATAGTTACCCCACTATTTTTGTTAGTATTATTAAATTTATCATCATTACTATAAAAATTATTGTAGTCATATACGTTATTTCACCCTTTTGTTTAAAATTTCTTCTTTTGTTAAATGTCTTTTCTCAGAAGATACAACAGTTATTGTACTATAAGAAAAACATTCTTTTATAAATTTTGCTATTGTAATTAAAGTAATCATTTTGTTTCTCCTTTGTTTGTATAGAGTTTCTGCGCCCTATACATATAGAATAGCACGAAAAGTGTTAAGAAACCGTTAATATTTTGATTTATTTTGAGATTTTACTAAAATAATTTAGTTATTTGGTGAATTATCGTTCGCCGTATCGCCGTCATCTATGTCTAATTCTATTATTTCGCCGTTGTCAAGCTCTATTTCAATTATTTTCATAGTTTGTTCCTTTAATTTCTCTTGCATTTTTATTGAAAATTCATGCAATTCTTCTTTTGATAAGCCGCCAAATAAATCTGTAAACTTACTCATTTGATGACTCCGCCGGTGATGATAAATTATCAATAGTGAATGTATTGTCGGTTATTGCTTTAATATCATTATCACTTAATTGCTCAACTAATTTTGGGTCTTGTTTATAAATAGACTCTAATTGCGACATTGCCTCGGGCATTACCATGTGGAATTCAATCTTTCTAAAGTCGGTAATCTTGGTTTCAATAGATGCTTTCTTTGGTGTTTGATAAGGCAATAGTTCTTTGGCTATTTGTTTCATTTCCGTTCTATTTTGAGCCGTTTTTAAAAGCTCTTCCATTGCTTTCTTTGCTTCACCCGATTGAGCCGCCGCTAATAACTCAGGTGATAATGTCTCTTTCTCAGCAACTATCTGTTTGATGTCGACTTTCTTTGGTCTGCCTTTGGGATTACCACTAACACCTTTAACAAATGCTCCTTTACGCGTTCTTACTTCGCCGGATGCCGTAATGGTCAGGTCATCAATACTAAGCTTAGGCTTTTTATCTTCTTTGGTCATATATTATGTATTTTGTTCTATTTTGGTTAATAGTCGTTCTATCTCTGCTTGTAATAGCTTGAGGTCATCAATATGGTTATTTGATGCCAAACCGTGTAATATTTCTAATGCCGTACTAAAGGCTATTGGATAGGTAAGCCGTAAGCCTATTGTGTCTATATCAGTTCCGTTAGTCTTTAATTCCATTGTGCCTTTCATCAACTCATTAGGTTGTGCTGGGTTCTTTACGGCTTTCAATGTGGTAGGGGCGTATTGAAGGCATATATTCTTTTCTCTTATTACACTACCTTTGAAGCCATCGGGATAAGCGGCAACATGGCATGAGTAGCTATTTAAAGGGTATATTTTATGTATTCTGGGTCTTTTATCAGCCATAACACTTATATAATAACAGGTGTAATATCAATTTAATAACAGTATAGCATGGCTATCAAATGATGTCAATAGTTATATCTTTGTGTTGATGTAATGTACTTGGATTAGAATTAAATGAACACTGGTTTTTCTGACACGGAATGTGGCTCAAAGGCAGGCAGTGTATGGTCTAGCGCAATATAGTGCTTGGCACGTCCTTGTAGTCCGTTGGACTTAATTACGAGAGAATAAGGTTAGAAAATAATAGAGATGATTGAACCCCACACACACTAACCCTTGCAGAATATACCTGGGTATCAGGAAATCACGGAAATGTCAAGGTAATTATTTGCTGTTAGCAAAAATATTTGTGTTGATTTTTCTAAAAGACACCCCCTATGCCCCCCATTGGGAACTTCATCTAAAAGAGACCCATCAACACTCAAGATTTTCAGAATTCGGCCCCTGATTCGCCAATTAAAATTTTGGGCAGTAGAAATATGTCGCCTGATATTACACCAACCAGATTAAGGGCGGCAAGCCGTAAGCTTTACTAATAATACCTGCTGTGGTAATTTCGGCAGAAAGCCGTATTATTTAAGAATATACATTATAGAGGAGGGTTGAGAGATAGAAATAGAACAAGAGATGAAACAAAAAGATTTATTATATAATTACTCGGAAACCGAGAATATTTATAATATTTATTTTTTGTTGGAGTAAAGAATCGATATAGAAGACTTAATCACCATTTCTTCTATTTTTAAGAGATTTAGCGATACTCGCTTAATTTCTTACTTCTAGGTATATTCCTAGGTTATCACATTTTTGCCTTTTTGTCAAGGGGGTAAATTCATTTTTGTTGATGTTTTTTACATTTATTTTATCTCGGCTTCCGGCTTCTCAACGGAAAGTTACACTAAATGAAACCTTGTGTGGATATCCCTTCTTTTGGCGACAACAAAAGTAATTATAGCCAATAGAGTTTGGAACGTAGTGATACTTGACAAAGAAGGTTTGTTGTGTTATTATATAATTAGAGTGGTATTCACTCGTTCACGTACGGCTTTCTAGTCTCCCCCTCACCCTTTCCCACTGGAGAGCCGTCTCCTTAAACCAATATCTTCTTCCTTGACAATCTCCTTGTGTTGGTGTATAATAAATATTAACAGTAGTTGAAGCGGGATCCTTAAAAAAGACCGAACTATGTCAACTCATTTTGGGGAGCGACTGCGTAGCGGGGACTCCTATCACTAGGAACAGTGGACGAGGGACTGATCACCCTGACGCTGTTTTTTACAAGAGGGGCGGTAGGGTCTGACACAAACCGAGAAGACCTAACTAAGCCGCCCTATATTGTTATTTTAGAGGGGCAATGGAATTTATTAAAAACCAAACTAAACACATCTTCTTCCCCTGGGCATTCAGACCATGGCAGCTTGAAGTAGTTAAGAAGATGGGCAGGTTCAACATGCTAGTAGCTCATAGACGTGCCGGTAAGACAGTTATGGTTTTACTACACATGATCCTTAGTTCATTAAATTGTAAACAAAGGAACGCTAGATACCTTTATATTACACCAAAGAAACTAACAGCTAAGACAAACGTATGGGACGAATATCTAAAGCCGATGGCTCAATACCTCCCTAACGCCGAAATAAGTGAAACAGACCTAGATATAACCTTCGACCCTCTTGACGGCTTTGGAGTAAGAAAGATAATGATTAGAGGTGCTGATGAGGGCGGTGTATCTATTAAAGGTTCGTATCTTGACGGCGTTGTAATGGATGAGATGAGGGAACACCAAGCTAAGACATGGTCAGAGGTAATCCGTCCCATGTTAGCAGATAGAAAGGGATGGGCTATTCTGACAGGTACAGTAGGTCAAGGGTACTGGTATGACATGTTTCACCAAGCTAAACAAGACCCTAGAAAGCAATGGAATATCTTTACACTACTTCCACAAGACACAAAAGCGATAGATGAAGCGGAGCTAACCAACCTACAGGAGACTATGTCGCCCCATGACTATGCCCGAGAATATATGTGCGACTGGTTTGCCGTAGATTCTGGCTCTGTATATAGCCATGCGCTGATAGCCCTTCAAAATGCCGGTAAAATAGAAGATACTTTAGAGTTGGTGAACAATGTCCCAGTAATAACGGCTTGGGACTTAGGTAAATCGGATATGACAGTAGTATGGTTTTTCCAGATAACCAATGGAGAATATCGAATAGTCGACTATCTTGAGGTAAATAAAGAGACAATTAACTCTAAATTTGGTCACGGCGACCTAAATGAAGCATTTGACGTCAGGGTGTTCAAGCATATTTCCAAAAAACCTTACAATTATGGTATGCATATCCTTCCTCACGACTCAATGCACGGTCATATTAGTGCTGAAATTAGTACTTTTAAAAAGTTTGAGACTATGGCAGGCAATACAAAGGTGATTGTAGCGCCAAAATTGAGTGTACAGAGTGGTGTAGAGGCTGTGGCTAACATACTACCGCAATGTAGGTTTGATCGCTCTCATTGTGCCGAAGGAATCGCCGCATTACACTCTTATATTCCTCCGTATTCTACCGAAGCTAAACGTTCTAACAAGTGGGCATCACATAGTGCCGATGCTTTACGTACATTTGCCGTTTCTATACCGCATTTAACTACCACATTTGCTAGTAGAATTGGTATTAACCAAAGGCAACCAAATACAACAAGAGTTTTAAGTACTTACGATCCACTATAAGCTTGACAAGTATATAAAAATAATATATAATGATATAATCGTGGCTATGCTCTGATGGATAATCCCATTTATCAAAATCCACAAGGTACGAGTTAAGGATTTACCTACCCCGACTACAATCCACGGACTCAGGTAAAGATCGGGCGGAATTTTATAGAGGACAAATGGCATACGTCAATAACTTAGCACAATTAACATCAGCACAAAAAGCCAAGCAACTAGCAACATATCAAAGTAGATTAAATACAGATTTAGCGGCTTTGGCGAATAGCCCAGATCAATTATCGGCATATAAAGCATCAGACTACTATGCCAACCTAACCGGAACAATAAAAGAGCTAGGAGGTGGAGGAACTACGGTACCAGCGCCATCTATTCCGGCTGCACCAAATCCAAACGACCCATTCTACCAAATGGCAGCGGGTGTTGATCCAGCACAGAAAATATTAGATACACAAGTTGTATCACAAGGTGACGCAGCAGCATTAAATCAAGTACAAGGATCTGCCCCTCCATTTGTTGATCCAACTTCTATGGGTGGTACCGCTAAGGCTACGGCAACACCAACTGCAGATCCAATGAAGCAATTAATGGACGCTTATAACGGTGCATTAAGAGCAGGAACACAACAAACCCAAAATCTTGTTAATAACATGGTTGCTGAACAACAAAGGGCAAACTCAATAAACCAACAAAATCAAGCCATGTTAAATGGACTAATTGCACAGTCTACGGCGGCTTCTCAACAAAGTGCAGATGCATTAAAAGCGGCATTAACTGGAATATCTTCAGGAAAGAACGCTGGGGCTCAAACACAATATACGGCAACCGATGTATCGGCTCAAATGGAGCAGCAAGCAAACGACAGAAAAAGACTTAGAGCAGCAAGTGGCGGGACAGAAAGTACTAAAAGCAAAATTCTAGCTCAAAAAGCATTATTAAGTAAACCAACTCTATTAGGAAGCTAACACTATGGAAAATAAAGAATTGTCTGTAATACTTCAGACACTAGAAAAGCTCAAGTCCTATCGCGCACAATACCACACTGAATGGGAAGAGTTAGGTCAAATATTTGCACCAGGCACACAAAACTTTACATCATCTAGTAAACCTTGGAAGAAACTGAATAGCTCAATTGATGGTCATGCGCCGTACTTTGCACAAAGATTAGCGGCACATATTTTTGGAAGTGCCGTTAACCCAGCAACTAAATTCGTACGTTTTGTTATTGACGAGTATAAAGCCAAATTAAGCAAACAAGAAGAAGATGAATTAGAAATAATTAACGACAGAGTATTAAGGTCGTATATTTGTGCTAAATCTGGATTCTCATCATCAATCTTAGAAGCCATATCTTCGGCTATTATCTTTGGTTCTGGAGCTTTATACCTAAATAATAAATTAGGTGACGATATCATATTTAAATCTTTGCCGTTAAGCCAGATATATATTGCTGAAAACGATGCAGGACAAGTTGACACGCTATTTAGATGCTTTAAACTATCAGCAAAACAATTAGTACAGGCTTTTGGAATAGATAACGTATCAGAAAATGTTAGAACGGCAGCAGCACAAGAACCAGAATCCGAATTCGAAGTCGTACATTGCACCAGACCTAATTTATTTGCGAAAAAGAAATCAGAGAAATTTGAATCTTATTATGTTGAAGTAGAAAATAATCATATTCTTGAAAAAGAAATGTCTTCTACATTCCCATTCATTGTATTTAGATGGGCAAAGCATATAGGAGAAAAATACGGTCACGGACAAGGTAAATTAGCTTTAACGGCTATTAGAGCATTATCACATATCCGTAGAGAAAATGCAAAAAGCCTTTCTTTCGCCAACAATCCAGTAGTATTATTAGCAGATGACGGCGTTATTATACCTGACCAATGGTCTCCAGGCGGAGTAATTCAAGGTGCTATGTCTAGCTTAGACGGTCAAAAACGTTTAGAAACATGGTCCCCAGCCGGCAATAGCCAAGCAGGTTTAGCACTATATGAATCTGAAAAAGACTTATTAGGTAAAATATTCTTCGCAGAAGATATTACAATGCCGATAGATAAAACCCGTAGAACGGCTACTGAAGTTAACATGATCAAGAACGACCAAATTAGGTTCTTAGTTGGACATATTGCTAGAATGGTTGATGAGCTATTGGTACCAATGGCAGAACTTCATTTACAAATGTTAGTAGAAAACGGTGAATTTGCAGACCTTAAAACTAAGATAATGGACAAAGAGCTTAAACCTGAGTTTGTAGGTTCTATGACCAGCTTGTTAAAAATGGAAGACGTTAGAGCAACACAAATGTTCTTACAATCCGTATTGCCGTTAAGCCAATTAGACCCATCAGTAATAGATAGGGTTAATATTGATAGAGTTGTATTAGATACACAAAAAGGTACAGGTACTCCTTCATATATCTTAAGAAGTGACGAAGAATTCCAAGCTTTACAACAACAAAAACAAGCGGCTCAACAACAACAAATGCAAATGCAAAACGCTTTAGCGGCATCTGAAGCAACTAAAAATATAAGTCAAGCTAATAAATACGACCAAGGGGGAATGTAATGTTTACGCAACTGACTAAGTTATTTAAGACCAAAGTGGTCAACAAAGAAATGGCAGATAAATATAGACAAGTATTTACTGGAAAAGTAGGGGAAGAAGTTTTAGAGGATATCCTAAGGCACTGTCACCTAGACCAATCGTCTTTTGTCCCCAACGATCCAAATTATACGGCATTTAAAGAGGGTAAACGAAGAGTCGGACTACAAATATTATCATATTTAAATTCTGAAGTAAAGGAGAAAAAACAAAAACCCTTGACACAAGATATTATATAGTGTATAATATATAGATTAACAAAAAAGGAAATATAATGACAACCGAAGTAATACAAAATACAGCCGCTCCAGAAGCGACAACTGTTACAGAAAATACAACTGTTGCAGCCCCAGTAACCGAAGTACCAGCATCTGACATACTTTCAATGGTATCAGAAGATTTACGCACTGTCAAGTCTTTAGAAAAATTTAAAGGAAAAGACGTAAACGAATTGGCTAAAAGTTACACCAACCTTGAATCTCTTATTGGTAAAAAAGTATCTGAATTACCAGAAGATGTAGTTAAACAATATTTAAAAGTACCGACTAAACCTGAAGAATATAAATTGGCAGATGAAGCTAAGAATATCATCAACGGCAAATTATTAGAAGTCGGATTAAAAGCAAACGTAAGCCAAGAACAAATGAAAGAACTTACAGATGCACTAGTAGAAATACAAAGGTCAGAAATGGCTGTAGCTGAAGAAGAAGCAAATAAATTAATTGAATCTGGTAAAAAAGAACTAGAAGCAGAATTTGGTATTGCTTTAGAAAAACGCCTAGACGCCGTCAAAAAGATTATGACTCAGTTTGGTGACCCAGCTTTACATGATGAACTAGCAAAAACTGGATTGTTACACAATGCAAAGTTTGTAAAGTTCTTAGACAAGATTACACAAGAAGCTTTGTCGGTTAAAATGGTTGGCTCAGATTTTGTAGCACAACAGTCATTAACACCAACAGAAGCTAAAGCGTTAATTAATAAAAAATACGCTGATAAGGAATTTAACGAAGCCTATTTTGACAGTTTCCACCCAGGTCATAAAAACGCCGTGGCGGAAATGAATCGTCTAATAGAATTCGTTGCATAGGACACGGAATCGACCTCCCCCTAGAAGTTTAGTCGCAGTAACCACTGATAGGCAGAACAGCCCCGAAAGGACAAGCAAGTTCGAAAATACTAAAACAAAACTTTAAACAACAATTATAGGTTAAACAATGACTATATCAATAAACCAAAACTATGTAAATAAGTTTAGTGGTGACCTGTACCATCTAGTTGGTTCGTACGGATCTAAACTAAAAGGGCTTTTCGGCGAAGAAATCGCTAAAGGCGAAAAACACTTCTTTGACAGATTAGGAAACTTCTCTGTATCTGAAAGAGTACAAGCCAGCCAAGCTACTGTATTGCAAGATGCAACACACAGCAGACGTATGGCAACTGTAAAACTATACGATGCTTTCGTTGGTGTACACGCTCTTGACGTAAACAAAATGTTACTAGACCCTACAAGTGACTATATCAAGAAACTTGCTGGTATCCACGGTCAAAACTATGACAGCGTTCTTTTAGCTGCATTAATTGGGACTGCTGCAACTGGTGCTGATGGTTCAGGCTCACAAGCTTTTGACACCACTAACAACCAAATTGCACACGGTGGTACTGGATGTACTGTTTCTAAATTCAACCAAGCTCTAAGAATCCTACAATCTAATCGTGTAGACATCATGAGAGACGAAGTTGTATTAGTTGCAAACGCTAGGGCTATCGAAGATCTACTTGGTGAACAACAATTCACTTCATTCGACTATCAAAACTCTAAGGCACTTGCTGGTAAAAACTTACCTATGTTCCGTGGTGTTAAAATCGTTTGGTCTGAAGATGTTCCTGACTATACTGCTGGTTCTGTTTACAGGGCTATCATGACTACTCGCGATGCATTAAAAGTTGCAATCTCTGAGAACTTAAACGTGTCTGTTGACAAACGTCCTGACTTGTCTAACTCTATGCAGATTGGTACTTCAATGATGTTTGGCGCAGTCCGTATGGAAGAAGCTAAAGTAGTTGATATTTTATTCCAATAATAATTAATTAATGAGGTAACACAATGGCTGCAGGAACTAAAAAATCTGACAACATTACTAATATCGAGACCGCTGCAATATCGGCTCTTGATAAAAAAGTAGCTCGCGTTCATCAAATGATAGACGAATGCGAAGTTGCAACAACTAACATCGACGATGTAGGTGATATCATCCTTTTTGGACCTATCCCGTCAAACGCAGTAATCACATCTGTTCAAATCTTTAACGATGACTTAGACTCTCACGCAACACCAACTTTGGCTGCTGACGTAGGTCTATACTACTCTGGTCTTGGTAACATTGTTTCTGGTGTGAAAAAAACATCTGGAACTGTTATCAGCGCTACTTGTATCGGTACTGCTATCACTACACTTCAAGCTGCTAACGTTTCTGGTGTAGAACTTAGATTCGAAGCTGCAAACATCGACACAATCGATAAAGAAGCTTGGGAACTAGCTGGTCTTACTGAAGACTGCGGTGGTAAACTATACCTTGGACTTACTGTTACTACTGCTGCTGCAACTGCAGCTGCTGGTGGTATTAAAGTAGTTGTTCAATACATGGTTTAATACTTACTATCGGGACAATATCGGCATTGTAGCCGTGAGTCCCAAACGTATTGGCGGAGAATACGTTAAATAATCTCCGCACAGAATTTTAAGAGGCAGTGATGGCAAGTAAAGCAGCAATATTTAATATGACACTGACACTATTAGGGCAAGACCCAATAAGTGATCCTGATGGAACTGGAACTGCAGAGACGGCTTGCAGACAAGTTTATGACATTTGTAGAAAAGCACTATTAGAACAACACCCTTGGAACTTTGCAATAAGCAGAGCCAGTCTAGATTTAGAGACAGACGCCCCGGCTTTTGAATATACTTCCGCATTCGGACTTCCAACAGATTGTTTAAGAATAATAAAAGTTTATTCGCCTTCTTCAGTATATAAAGAAGAAGCAGGGCTTATACTAAGCAACGACAGCACAATGAGCCTACAATATGTTAGAAATGAAGAAGACACTTCTATCTTTAGCCCGTTATTTGTACAACTGTTAGCCGTTGATATGGCTTTGTTAGTAGAATACAAAATTACTAACCAGTCTTCTCTTCAACAAATGTTGATGATGAAAAGACAAGAGCTAATGGTTAAAGCTAAAATGATAGATGCACAAAAAGATTATAATAGCAAATCATCTAGGAATACAGCAATAGAGTCAAGAGACTACCCATACGGAGATATCTAACATGACAGCAAGTTTTCAAAAGCAATTTAGTTTTAACACTGGATTAGTATCCCCAAGGCTTTTAGGAAACACTAATGTTCAGAAATATCAGAATGCTTTAGCCGATTCAATTAATTTAGTTTGTGGTCAATACGGCTTTATTACGGCTAGACCCGGGTTTCAATATATTGCACAAGCAAATAGCAACAGTGTAAAGTCTTATTTATATCCTTTTCAATATTCAAACGAACAAACTTATGTTCTTGAGTTTACTGAAACTTCTATCAGATTCTTTAAAGACAGTGGTCAAATATTACAAGGTCGTGGTATTACTAACGGAACATTTACATCTGATTTAAGTGGATGGACAGAACGCAACAGCGGCACAGGAGACGTAGCTCAATCTGGGGGAAAAGCATCATTTACCTCGACTGGTGCAGGAAATGAAGCAAGAATGTATCAAACAATTGCAAGAGCCGGTATAAACCAATACACAGTTACTTGTGATGTAGCAACAAATTCAATTACATATAGAGTTGGAACATCTTCCGGCGGATCATCCCTAGGCACTGGTACATTAACTACGGGAACTGGAAAAACATTTACATTCACGCCCACAACAAACGGAACTGTTTATATAGAGTTTGAAGCAACGGCTAACGCAACCCTAGATAACGTTGTTTTATCTTCCCCAGTATATAAAATTGACTCTCCATATGCAGTAGCAGATACTGCTGAATTGTGTTTGGCACAATCTTTTGATACAGTATATATTACCCACCCGTCTTACGCACCACGTAAATTAGTTAGATATGGGCATGATAACTGGGAACTATCTACAGTATCTTTTAAAGACGGACCATATTTAGACGAAAATACGACAACTACAACTATAACGCCATCCGGAACATCAGGCAGTATAACCCTTACGGCCTCTAGTGCAATTTTTTCTTCTACAGATGTAGGTCGATTAGTTCGTTGGAAAAGCGGACCAGATAACGAAGATGCAGTATTATACGGCAGCCCAGGAGCATCACAGGTATACTTTGATATACCATTTTACCCGCAAACCTCTGCTGATGTTGAAGTATATAGAATTGCTACTACAGGGGCAAAAACATCTTTAACCTACACTGCTGGAGCACCAGGGGCTAACGAATTTACAATAACTGGCGGGCAAGTTCAAATTAACTCAGCCCTAGCATCAGGTGTGCAGCTACTGGTACAAAGAAAAAATACTGGCTCAGGAGAATGGTCATATTTAACAATTACAGCATATACTTCTAGTACACAAGTTACGGCTACTGTAAGCGGGGACGATCTTGGTGGCACTAACGCATCTACTTATTGGCGACTTGGTGCATTTTCTGCAACAACTGGTTATCCTAAACTTTGTTTATTCCACGCACAAAGATTATGGTATGCAAATACCACAACACAACCAGATGGGCTGTGGGCATCTAGAATACAAAGCTTTGAAGATTTTTCACCAGACAACGATTTAAATAAAGGTCAAATAGATTCTGATACGGCATTCAGTGTTGTTGTATCTGGTATTATTGCAATACAAGCCATGAAAGCAACAAATGTAATGCTTTTAATGGGAGAAGGAATTTATTCTATAAATAAAAGTAATGCTTCTATTTCTGCTGGAACAATTAGTATATCTAAAGAAGAATCTACAATAGCATCGGATATAATCCCAATTACGACAGCCAATGAGATTGTATTCGCGGAAAACCAGAGAAAAGCTATACGAAGTGTCGGGTTTACATTCCAATCTGATGCATATACTACATTTAATATTAATTTATTAGCCGACCAAATATTTGAAGAAAGCCCAGTAAATAAAATCGTTTACCAAACATCCCCTTTCCCAATAATATGGGCAATTAAAGATGACGGCTCTTTAGTATCTTGTACATATGACAAAGAACAAGAAATATATGCTTGGAATAAGCACACAGTAGGTGGGACATCTGTAGCCGTAGAAAGTATAGCCGTGATACCACAAGGCAACTCATCCCAATTATGGGCTGTAGTTAAGCGTACTATTAACGGTGGAACTAAAAGATATGTTGAACTAATGGCAGATTTCTTCTATTTAGATACTCAAGAAACAGCCGCATTCTCTGATTCCTATCTAGTATATGATGGTGTATCTACTTCAACACTATCTGGTTTATCTCATTTAGAAGGGCAATCTGTTAGGGTTCAATCTGAAGGCGGGATGCAAACGTCTAAAACTGTTAGCGGCGGCTCTATTACTTTAGACCTGGCGACTACTTATGCTGTTGTCGGACTATCTTATGATATGTACGGAGAGACAGTGCCTTTAGATATGGGCAAACCAAATGGTCCAGCTATAGGAAGTAAAGCCAGGGTTTCAGAGGTTATATTTGATTTATATGAAACATATGGTATTGAAGCTGGATATACATCTAGCAATACACAAGAAATTAACCTAAGACCTGCGGGATTAACTGGTGGAAGCGCATACCCATTGTACACAGGTCAGAAAAGAGTATTATTAAGCGGCAATACAGAAAGTAACTATAAAGTATATTTTAGTAACCCATATGCCTTGCCGTTTACAATAAGAAACTTAACGTACAAAGTAAATGTATCTCCTAATTAGGGGTTGCGTAATTTATATTAATGTGGTATAATAAAACCTATGAACCAAGATCAACAAACACAATACATGCAATTTCAAGCGCAACAAGCAATGGCTCAGGCTATGTTGCAAGCCAAACAATTAGCGGCACAAGCTAATCAAGTTAAAACACAGGTTGCTCAACAGCAATTAGAAGGTGCTTCAGCCAATGCCAGAGCGGCGTTTAGCGCACAAGAAGCCATTAAAAGACAACAAGCATATGTACAAAGCCAGTATAAAGCCGAGCAAACTAGACAAGATATGATTGCCGAGCAATATAACATTGTTCTTCAAAATGTACAACAACTAAATAAAAACCTAGTATTAGACCAACAAATGTATACTAAAGTTATGTATGCACAAGCCGGTCAAATTAAAGCCGATTCGGCAGCTAGAGGCGTACAAGCTGGTACTGGAACAGAGCAAGATATTATTAATATGATGGTTGATGAAACTACTAAAACGGCAAATAACGCTCAACGTAGGACATTAAACGACATAAGCGCCATGAACGACAAAGCACTACAATTACAAGTAGAAAAGGCATTTGGTAAGTGGAATTTAGATACTCAAATTAATTTCAGCAACATGATTATTAAAGACGGAGCGTTTTAGTTATGGTAAAGATTTCTGATTTTCTCAGTACAGAGCAAAGAACGGCGTTACAAGATAACATAGGCGTACAAGAAACGGCTAAGCAATTAAATGCACAATCTACCCAAGCTGAAGGTCAGTATGTAGATGCAGCACTGCAAAAAATGGCGCAAGCTCAATCTATAGCCAGACAAGAAAACATCCAAGCAATACAACTAAAAGCACAAGAACAGTATCAACTAAATAATATATTCTCTAATATGCAGGAAGTCGGATTAAAAACGACTGGGGTATTAGCTGCAATAGATGAAACCAATCGTAGACAACAAGAAAACACAATAGCATCCTCATGGGTTGGTGCTAAAACGGCAGAATTAACACTAGGGATAAAACAAGGTTATAAAGATATTTTAAGCCAAGCTAATCCAGACGGCTCTGATTTATTTGAAAAAGTTCAAAGTTTTGTTAACACTAAATTAGCGGAAGCTGAAAAATCTGCACCTAACGGGGCTGCTATAGCCGATTTTAAAAAAGTTGGTATGTCTATGTTTACCCAGACATTAGGTAGTGCCATAGAAGATGCTGACAAACTCAGAACTAATTATACATTAAATAATATACAAAAAACTATTAATATAAAAGCAGATGATTTAAGAGCTAATCCCAAAGATCCAACAGCTTATGAGTATTTACAATCTATCGGGGCTACACTTAAAAATAGCAAAATAAGCCCTCTTATCGCGGATGAAGCAGTCAAGAATGCAGCAGAGCAATTGTTAGCCGCCCAAACGGATGGATATGTTGCTTCCCATGAATTTGCTGGGGCATATGACACTATTAACGGAGGGGCTTTTAGTTCCGTGTTATCAGATACGAAAAAGCAAAAGATGATGGAATCTGTTTTTACAGCAGAAGTAGAGTACAGAAAAAGACTGAAGGAAGATGTATTTAAAGCTGAAGTCGCTACTAAAGTGTTTAATAATCAAATATCTGAATTTGCTTCTTCAAAAGAAAAAGAAGTCGCCGGAGAAATAGCTTTAGGGACATTTCAAACACTAGTTGCCGGTCTTGAATCTAGACAAATAGATGCCAACGGATTTGTCTCGGGTATTTTAAATTACGCACAACAAACAAATAGATTTATACCAGATAACTTATCTAAAGCTGTTGGGGATACGGTTATGTACGGTCAAAATCCGGAAACCGTTGCCTATACAAGTAGAGCCATAACTCAATCTGGAAAGCAAGCAGACACTAATTCACTATTTAAATCTTTAAGTTCTCAAGCAAAAGCAGAGGCAGCCCTAATAACTGGATATCTAAATACAATGCCACCAGAAGAAGCTATTAAAAAAGCCAGATTCTTGACCAGAGAGTACGATGAAAAAATGGCGGCAGCCAACGTACAAGACGGCATAAAACAATTAAATAATCTTACTGATTATAATATTTATACAGATTTCCAATTATTTGATGATGACCGAGGACAAGCTCAATACGCCACAGAAGTTAGAGCAAAAGTAAGAGATTATTTAGCCGTTAACGTGCCTTATAAAGAGGCACTAGATTTGGCAAAAAGTGATGTAAACGCGCATTATGTATCATCCTCAATAAACAAAAATACAGTAATGTCTGATAAAACAAAGTACGGCACTGCCACAGTTAGATACGGAGTAGAGCAATTTTATAAAACCACAGAGGAACTATCAGCATTTAGAAACTTGTTTTTAAATAAAGTTGTTGATACTATTGGAACAGCTGGAACTGTTGATATTGATAATCAAAATATAATCATGACACTGGCTGACGGAAGTAAGCAGTATACACCATTTATTGTTGAGCCGGTACCAATGCAAACGGAATATGAAGCCCAATTTCCTAATATGCCAAAAACATTCAGAATAGTTAATCCTGAAAAGCCATATGAAGATCCGATTGCTATTTTAAAAGTTGATGACGCGGCTTTAAAAGATAAATCTATTCAACAACTAAAAGATAAATTTTCGGAAGAACTTAAGTGGAAAGAGGCACGTTCTACGGCACTTTATAAAATGTACGGAATAACAGTAGAGGGGAAATAATGAAAGATCGTTCACAACCGTTACTAAAAGAATATGTTGCGCCTGCGCTATTAAGTTACAACGTAAATGATAGGATCGAAGCCCCCGACAACAATAATCCATTGGTAGATAATTACGGCGCTTTAGAACAAGCCAAGGCGGCATATTTCCAATTAGGGGGTAGCTCATGGTTAGGTTTCAAAAATATTATTGCAGACCAATTAGAGCCAATTCAAAGCGGATTCAATGCCTACGATGATGTAAAAGTCAAATCATTATCTTCAGAAGACCAACAAAGGTTTTCCAAAAATATAATGAGAGCTAGAAACCAAGACCATTTAAACAGTATACTAGATGAAATAGATTCTATAAAAAAACTAGATGCAGTTTGGAATACGGAGTCAGGAGTAGTTAATACGGCAGCCGCCACATTTGGCGGTATTGCAGGAATGATCACAGACCCAACAAATATTATAGTAGGTGCAGGGGCGTTTACAAGAGTCGCTAAAGGATTAGAACTAGCTTTAGGGGTTGGTGCAAGAACGGCTAGCACAGTGGGACTGGCTGGTTTAGGGGCTACCAGTGCTGTTGCTAGACAGGGATTAGCAGAAGGAACTGCTGGAAGAAGCCACGATGAGTTCTTATTAGACCTTACATTGTCTACAGTAGTAAGTGGGGCTATAGGAAATCTTATAGGAAAAAGTACTAGGTCTTTAGCAGAAGCCGAGCAAATATTAAAAGATATGGATGCTGGAAAAAATCCTACGGCAACAGAAACTGTGTCTAATGTAAAACATGATTTTACAACTGCACCTAACCCAAGCATCTCTAATTTAGAAGTGCAAATGGGCAGTGTACCGCATAAAATGGATCTAAATACCTATAATAAGTTACAACGGGAATTATATGCGCAACAAAAAGCGGAATTCCCAAATGAGCCTATGAAATGGACGGCAGCTGTTATAAGCCCAAATGACTGGAAATCTTCGTCGGAACTATACAAGAATCACTTATTTAAAAAGCTAGCAAATTCTAAATATGGCTTATCTGCTAAACCAATGGTTGCAACAGCGGGTGTACAAAGTAATTTAAAAATAATAGAAAATATTAGGTCGTCTATACCAGACGTGGTTAAAACTGAAGACAGGTTAGGGGAAACCGTAGATTTTAAATTAATCGACAAAGATAACCTTGATTTGCAGATAAAAAAACCAGAGGGAATTATGGGGGCTATATTCGGAGGTGCATTGAAAGTGGCATCTTGGGTAGAGCCGATATATAACTTAGGGACTTCGCAATCAAAAATGGCTCGCACATTAGGGCATCATTTAGTAGGGTATGAAGTATCGACAAATGCCGCTGAAAAAGGATTACAATCTATACCAGTAGAAAAAATGGTACAATCTGGAATCCATACAAAAGTCCACCAACATTTAATGTTTTATGATACGGCATTAGAAAAAGTCGCTAAACGGGGTATATCACAAAAAGAGTTTGATGCAGAAATTAAAGATGTTATTTTTAATAATAAGCCGTCAAAAATAGCTGAGGTAAACGAATATGTCGCTAATAGACAAAAGATGCTTGACGACATGGGTGATGAAGCAGAAAAACTTGGTTTGTTCGGAAAAGACGCCGACGGAATACCATTAGCCAGGGTTAAAAAGAAAGGAAATTATGTTGCAGTTGTTCATGATTATGACAAAATTGCTAGATACCCTACCAGAGCATTCCAAGTGTATGGAGATGCTTTATTAAAAAACGCAAAAAACCAACTAGCTGACTTAGAGGCACAGGTCAAACAAGGGAAAGTTTTAGATGAAAAACTACAATCTGATTATAATGAACTAAAGAAGTTAATAGCCGAACATAATACTAATCCTACAAAGTCACCATTTAAGGATATGGGAAAGAAATTTGTAGACGATCATACTGGAGAAAGGGCTAATATAGTGCGGTCTACGGTATTTAGCTCTTCTCAATTTAAAAAAATATCTTTAAATGTCGACCATGCAGATATTAGAGAATTTATAGTGGATAGGCATCCAATTGACATGTTTAATATGTATGTACATGACCATGTAAACGCAGTTGAATTTACCGCCAGATTTGGTGATGCCAATATGGATGAAGTATTTGATATGTTTAACAAAGAGTACGCTGAATTAATTTCTAAAGCCGAAGCCGAAGGAAAAGATACTTCAAAACTCGTAGCTGAACAAGCTAAAATGGGTGAAAATATCCGAGGAATTAAATTCAGAATTCAGGGCAAACGTACTGACGGAACAAGAGGATACGGAGCAGCCGATTTAATTGTTGATGCAATTACTACATTGACATCCCAAAAACTTATGTGGGCAGGTGCTATATCACAGATACCTGACTTAGCAACACTTACAGTAGAAATGGCTAACGGCACAATGGGTAAATTATCAACGGAATTTGTAGCACAACACGGTGCTTTGCTTAAGGCTTTAGACCCAGAAGTAGCTCAAATGATAGGTTTAGTAAGCGAAAACCTTGATACAAGAGCTTTGGCTATGTTTGAGTCAGGTACTGAAGGCAAACAATTTAGTGAAATGGCTAAAGTAATGTCTAAAGGCAGAGAATGGGTTTACAAACTCAATTTTATGCAAGCCGTAAATAATGTCTCTAAAGCATGGGCTGGAGAAGTGACTACTAAAAAAATTATAGACAGCGCTTATAAACTGGCGGCTTACGCTAAAAAATATGATGTAACTGGAGATTTACCAGACGATGTTACAAAACTATTAGACAAAGAATTAGCGGGTCACGTACTGGAATTTAGAAAATACGGCATGGATTTAAGTGACGCCCGACGTATCATCGATGAATTTGATAAACACGCCATAACAATTGACGGTGTTAAAATGGCAAATATGACTAAATGGGAGCACAAAATAAGGGGCAAAGTTTTTGGGGCAGTAAAAAGTATAGTAGATAACCATTATATTATTGAACCAAATTCTGGGAATAAACACTTTTGGTTTGACTCGCTTGTAGGAAGGTTAATATTCCAGTTTAAAGGGTTTTGGGCTAAATCATTTGCCGCATACCTACTAAAAGATTTACAAGCTGCAAACTCTGAAGCCGTTGCTAAATTTGCATTTAGGAGTATATTAGGTACATTGGCTTATCTAGCTAGGGGTGCTGCCAGAGCGCCGTTAGACCAAATAGATACTGATCCTAAAAAATTAGTATACGAAGGTATTACTAGAGGGGGTTCGCTTTCTGGTCTTGATGGTATAGCTGGATTACTAGATACAATTGGGGCTATGACCAACACACCAGTTGGACCTGCATATTGGATGGGATTAAGAAAAGAACGTAGATATGGTCAGGACAACCAAATATCTGATTTAATGCTAGGTGCTTCTGGGGTGTTTATTAAAGACGCCGATGCCATATTAAAATCAGTTGGAACTGGTAAATTCCAAGAAACATTGGCTAAAAAAGGAATACCGTATTTACCAATACTTAATACATTCTATGCAAAGCCTATATTAGACTTTGCTATAGGAAAAAGAGATAGAATATAGGTTGACAACCTAATAAGAATAGTGTATAATAAACAGATACAGAGGATTTAAATGACAGTAACTAATACAACTCCGCTAGTAGAAAATAAGACAGGGAACGGCTCTTGGTCAACAATTGCGGTTACTCCAGGGCTTATTTATCAGAATTCAGACGGCACACATGCTATTAAAGTTATTAAAACTACTATAGCAGGCGGAACTACAAGTACATTAGCCGAAACCACAGATTATACTGTTGCTCTAGACAGCACTTCACCAAGCACAGGAACTATTACACTAGTAGCTGGCGCACCATCATCTGCATACAGATATACCGTACTATCTAATCTTACGGCATCCCAAGAAGTCGACCTGCAAAACGGCACTGTTGTGGATATGAACGATATTGAAGGGGCTTTAGATAAATTAACTCTTTTACACCAAACTCAGCAAGAAAAGCTTGAAAGAGCAATTATATTGGCGGAAGATACACTAGTCAGAAACTTAACACTAGACTCACTGGATTCTCAAGCTGGCAAATTACTTGTTGTAAATAGCACTGAAGACGGTTTTGAGTATATTGATGTCACTACTCAGGTTTCTACGGCTTCTTTTATAATTAATGATTTAACGGCTGAATCATCACCAGCTACAGGAGATTATATCCCAATACATGATACCAGTGCTTCTGCACAAAGGAAAGTGTTGTTGTCGGATTTAATAACATTAGTCGGCTCTAATACCCCAGGTATCGGAACTAACTATTATATTAACAACTTTTTATTTACTTATTAAGGAGATACAATGGCAACTTCACCACAATTTACGGCTACACCAAAACTAGCTTGGTCTGGTAACTTAACTACTGGAACAAACACTTATGACGGAACCTCAGGAACTACATTATTATTGACTGCAGGATCTTCTGGGTCTTTCGTAAGATCAATAATTGCAAAAGCTGCTGGTACTAACGTAGCATCAAACGTTCGTATATTTGTAAACAACGGCTCTACAAATGGTACGGCTTCAAACAATGCTTTGATTGCAGAATATTCTTTACCGGCTACTACTGCTGCTACAGCGACTGCTACTGCTCAAATTGAAATCCCAATGAACTTACCAGTAACGGCATCTTATAAAATATACGTAGTTCTTTCTACTACTGTATCTGCTGGTTGGCAATTTACGGCTGTATACGGCGACTACTAGAACTTAAACATTTTAAGGTAAACACATGACACCTATTATTGATTCATTCACCTCTTATTTTGATCGTACCAAACTTATTACTGGGGCAGCTACCTTAAGTGCCGATACGGATTGGCAACCTATAAAATTACCAAAAGACTGCTCATTAGTGTATGCAGTTGCAGTTGGAGGGGGTGGAGGAGGTGGAGGCGGAAGAGGGTCGTTGGCGGGTACTGCTGCATCGGGCGGAGGAGGTGGTGCAGCCGGTGGTGCAATGTACGGTTTGTTTGCAAGAGCAATGTTGCCAGATGTTATTTATGGATTGTGTGGCAAAGGCGGTGTAGGCGGGGCTGGAAACACCGGAGCCAACGGATCTAATGGTAGTACTGGAGAATCGACATATTTATCTATGTTCCCAGCGTCTATTGGAGCACTGCTAGCTGGAAACGGTGGTACAGGCGGCACTGGAGGAACAACTGCATCAGGAACTGGAGGCACATCTATTACAATGACACCATTAGGAGGAAGTTTTCCAACGAACTTTAACTTAATACCTGGTGCATCTAGTGCAAATGTCACAAATCCAAGTTGGGCAGGAATTGCGGGAAACACTACAAATGGTGGGTCACTAAGCTTAGAAACCATTTATACAGCGAATTACCATAATTTTGCGACAGGCGGTTGTGGCGGAGGCGGGTCAAGCGCCGCTAACACCCCTGGGACAGGTGGTGCTTTTACATCATCTTCCAGTGGTATTTTTAAAAACTATGTAACGGCTGTTGCACCAGCCACAGGTGGTAACGGTTCTGGTGGTAAAAATATTACTATTAATAGAGGTGAATCGGCTAATTACCCAGCTTTATCAACAGGCGGAGCTGGTGGCGGAGGCAATGCTGGGGCTAGTACTGTAGGCGGTATTGGAGGAAATGGAGGGTACGGAGCTGGTGGCGGAGGTGGAGGAGGGGCTAACGGATCTACCGGGACGGCTACTGGAGGCTTAGGAGGTGATGGTGGTAACGGATTTATTATGTTAATTTTTATCTAAAAGGTATATTATGCGTAAAGATGAACTAAGAGAAATGCTGATAGCAATTGAAGTATCTCTTGGTAAGATTGATGTGCATATGCAAGATATAAAACAAGATATAAAAGACCTAAAAGATAAAGAACATGAAAATGAAAAACGTATTAAAGAACTTGAAGAGTTTAAATCAAAAGCTGTAGGGGCAACAACCATCCTAGTCCCTTTTATAGCGTTTATAGCGGCAATTGGGCACGATATAATCAAAAAATTCATGGGATGGGGTTAGGAGTTAAAAATGATTAAGAAAATAATAGAAGTAATCAAAGGTAGATTAAAAGAAAGAGTTGCAAAACTTAAATTAAAAATAATCGACCTTTTAAAATAGGTATCACATGGGTCAACCTGTATCAGCACAAACGCCTTACGGCTCTAATGTATCATACGTAGATAATACGGATTTTACTGGTACATCTAGTGGAACTAATACAGGTGACCAATTAACTTTCAAAACCATTGCAGTTAGCGGGCAATCAGATATAGTTGCGGATACAACCACAGATACACTAACAATAGCTGCTGGAACAAATATAACTTTAACTACAAATGCTACAACAGACACATTAACTATCTCTGCCTCTGGCGGGGCGGCACTTAGTGACGGGGATTATGGTGACATTGTAGTATCTGGTACAGGGTCTGTATTTACAATAGACACAGGTGTTGTTACAACAACTAAACTTGGTGGTGATATCACTACGGCGGGTAAGGCGCTATTAGATGATGCTACGGCTGCCGACCAAAGAACCACTTTAGGATTAGGGACGCTAGCTACACAGTCAGGAACATTCTCAGGAACTTCTTCAGGAACTAATACTGGAGATCAATTAGTATTTAAAACAATAGCTGTTTCTGGACAATCTGATGTTGTTGCGGATACGGCTACGGACACTTTAACATTAGCAGCCGGAACCGGAATTACAATTACTACTGACGCAACTACAGATACAATTACAATAACAAATTCAAGCACTTCTTCGTATGGGTACGGGCAAGTTGCAGCACAACGATTTACAATGTATTAGAGGATAATATGCCAATCATAGGATTATTAACATCAGTATTTAGTTTAATAGGCTCGGGGGTTCAAGGATTCTTCGGGATTAAACAATCTCAACTTCAAAACATAGATAAAGTTATAGAGACAATTAATCAGTCTAATATATCTTCTGGAGAGAAAGAAAAATCAATTGCTGCTGTAATAGCCGCTGAAACATCAAATGGATATTGGTTAAGTGCCGTATGGCGACCTTTATTTATGTTATTCCTTTGTGTTGTTGTTGGAGCTTATGTTTTAGGTTACACTACCCCTAATTTACTTGTACCCATGCCACAAGGCTCTATGATGTCTGAGCTATTTGAATTACTTAAGGTTGGTATAATGGGGTATATGCCTTTAAGGACTGTAGATAAAATAGTTGAAGCTGTTGCTAGAGCCAATGTCCTTAAATCATTAGTAGATAGAATAGGTAAATAACCTATTTATTTAACTCTCTAATTCTCTTATAAGATGCCAATGAACTTGTAATGTACGGATATAGGTTAACTAAGACTGTAGTATTGCTTACAAGTAGGTCAAAAGTCGTTACACCCCCAATTAACACCTTAAAATCGATAATTCCTTGCATATAAAGCGGTATTAAAACAAAGAATGGTATTGCGACGCCAAAAAGCATCTTTATAGAAGCAAACGTTCTGAAGGCTGTCATAACACCTAAACACTTCAAAGTCGTGCTGTACACGTAACTATAGAGGTCAATTATTTTTGATTGGCTTCTATTTTCAATAACATCCCTAATATCACCCCTAAAAGTCTGTTCTGAAGCTTGAATATTATACTGAGTACTTACTAACGGCTTATTAAAGATAAAAGCTAATAAAGTAACTAAACACGTATAGCCGACAGTATACCAAAATAGGGATGGATGAACTTGTCCTATTAATCCTATTACGGCAAATAGTGCAATGGTAACATCTAATACTACACTAAACATTGAGTCTACAAAGTTTTTAACGTCACAAGCAACTCGCCCACAAGCATTCTCTTGTAAGCACACTGGTTTTGATGTTATTTTATTTATTAGCCACAATCGTATCTCTAATCCCATTAATCCTACGATAAAAGGTCTTATGCTATCTATTGTGTAATATGTAAATAAAGCCCCCATAAATACAGCGAATGCATGTGTATATTCTGGGGATTTTTCTATTAGGTCATTATAGAACCCGCCTCTCATATCTGGTATTACTATTTGTATCCAAATTGATACACCAACTACAAGTAATAAGCCTAAGCTTAAAGAGATCTTTTTTACCATTGATTATAATCCTGCTCATTCCAGTATTTATTATTCGGCTTTTTTTCTTCTTTTAGCTTTACTAGCTCTACTGCCATAGCCAAGCTACATAAAGCATGTTCTAAATGCAATAAGCCAGACTCAGGGTCTTTTTCTTCTTTCATTGCTAACTTAAGTAAATGTCGTTTAGTCGCCTCTATATACTGGTCTGGTGTAGTGTGCTCCAGCCACCCCCAAGGAGAGTTATATTTATTGTTTCCAAACTCCCTAACCTTAGCTATTGATGCATAAGCCCTAGGCGGCACTAAGTTAAGCGGTAGCTTACCTTTTGTATCTTTATGTCCTTTTGTCATTATTCCCCCACATCATTTATTTCATTATAATATTCTTCTTCTGTAATATATGGTATGTTGTGTTCAGTGAATATATGACTATATTCTTTTCTTATTATACACACGTCTAATAAACCAACAAAACCTACATGATCCCCGGATACTTTGTCATATATGAAAGAATCTTCTAGTAAAAAAAGATCTTTTAACATTATAAACCTACAATAATGCGATTAAAATTAATACGGCTATTGTAACTATTAATCCAGTAACTATTTGTACTAAATGTTCCATATCCCCTCCTATTTTGTTGTACTTCCAAATCCACCTGTACCTCTACTAGTATCATCTAGTTCTTGTACAATGTCAAGATTTATTTTTTCTACTTTTTGTATTATTAGTTGAACAACTCTAGTACCGCCTACCAGATGAACCCCAAACGGAACTTGAAGTAATACACATAATTCGCCCCTATAGTCGCTATCTATTGTTGCCGGTGCATTAGGTATTGTAACACCTTTTTGAGCCCAACTACTTCTCATACGTAATTGCCCTTCGTAACCTTCTGGTATAGCCAATGCAAATCCTAGACGTATTTTGTAAACACTATATCCTTGTTTGATACAAGTTTGCTCCGCCGTATCCATAAAGTTATTAGGCAGTGTTATATCATATCCACTACTTCCAACTGTACCTTGTGTTGGAAGAAATGAGTCTTCCCTTAGTTTTTTTATTTTAATTTTTATTTCGTTAGTCATTATAATACCTCTATATCACAATCATAATCACATCCTGGGCTATTATCAGCAGCAGCCGTTACGGCAGCCTCTAATATATCCTCGGCATCCATATCTAAGTAAGTGTAGATAGGCTCAATAGATACGCATTCTTTTCCACCTATCATTGTTTTTGGTAGAGTATCTACTGGCTTATAGAAATTAAGTTTCTTACAGAATTGTAATATTGCTAAAGCAAAACTTCCTCCGCAGCCATGGGCATAGTCCAATGGAACTCTATCTAGAGTAATCATGTCAGCTGTTAGCTCCATTTCAAACACAAACCTTTCTTTCTTACTTTTGACCCCAATTAATACTACGGCATGTAAGTCGTCGGATTCTTTTAAGTTACGGCTTACTAATCGGCGTTCTTTAGCATCTACATATCCTTTGTGCCTTAAGTCCCCGATAATAGCAGGGAGCAGTTTGTCATATACATATTTCTCTACACTTTGTTTACCTTCATACACAGGTATTTTACTCCTATGTATTATTTCAAATATAAGAGAAGCGCTACCTGTACCAGACATTAATATGCCGTTACGTTTAACAACCTTTTTAGTTGGAGTCGAGGCAGCTTTGCCCCAACCCCAAGAGATTCTCCTATCGGCAGCAAAGTATAGCTTTTTACCTAGCTCCATTGTTACAAGTACTGTACCAGATTTTATAGCCATAGTTTACTCCCTATTGTTTATTATACAGCTCTGCAATACCTAAGTCAATCAATTGTTGACCAGTAAATACAACATCTTCTTTAAAATCCGCAAAGATTTCTTTTTTAACATAAGTATAAGTATATTTAGGGTCTACTTTCTTCAAGTGGTCAGATACAGTTTGTACCATTTCGGCATTACCTGCTTTTACCATTGAAAGCATAGTGTGTAGTGTTTGTCTCAATCCGTTAAGTCCAGAGCCTTCCATAATAACCTTAGCAACTTCAATAGCTTTAATCTCTTCAAGTGTTAAGTCTGCTGGAGGAGCTTTACCTGTCATCAAATCTTTAATTATGGACTCTAGTCTACCTTTCTCTAATTGTACTACGGCATTCTCGATTGTTATCTCAGTTAAAGCATATGTACCAAAGTGACCGCCGTGGAATAAAATCCTAGCATTTGGTGTTACGTATCGGTGCTCTCCCAAAATAAAAGATACAGCCCCTGCGCTAGCAGCTTCGCTGGTGACCAATGTATCTACTGGAACTTTAGAACTAGCCACAATAGATTCTATTTGAGCCATAGTTTTTCCAGAACCTCCTGGGCTATCTATCACCAACAGGATTCTTTCGTCTTTGGTTACTACATAATTGAACAAATCAAAATCGGCTTTTAAATGTTCGGCAGTAGATTGGTCTACATCTCCTAATATTTCTGTAACGTTATCGTTAGCGGCACATGAGGTCAATATCACAAGAGATATAATTCCAGTTGCCAGTAATAATAAAAAGTTTTTCATGTTTTCTCCTAAGTTAATTTAATTGGGTCTTCTTGGTTAATTGGGTGCTTACCTGCATATCCTTTATGCTCTGTACAAGCATACATTTGGTATTTAGTTCCACCACTTATTCTTGTTCCGTTTTTAATTATAGCCGTACTACCACATGTTGTACATGATATGCAGCCGTTAAACACAGACTTATTGAATTTTGGAGTACAATATGGCATTAATCTGTAGTATAGCTCTCTTGTATCCTCTACATCTTTTCCACCGTATTTGCACATTCTATCAAAAGCTTTTTGACCTTTGATAGGATCTCTTTCTAGAATGCTAATCCAGTCATCTAAATCCATTTTAAGTTTACCGCCTAATCCCAGCTCATTAGATATATAATCTAAGCTGTGACTTGGTAGGTAGAAATGCCGTCTCATCTGTGACTCTAAATCATCAGTGGTGCCAACAAGCTTTTTAAGTATAGGAAGACCGTGAAACATCATCTGAGCATTGATGTGTTTATCATCAAACCTCTTGTTGTTTTTCCCTATAACTATATCGGCTTCATTAACAACTTTCATGAACTCCATTAGCATCTTTTTTTGACACTGTGTTTTAAAGTCGAATTTTAGGACCGTCGCTTTCTTTTTGTCGTTCCAACAATACTGAATGGTCATTATTTTATATCTAGAATAATCTTTCACTAACTGTTGATGGCGTACGACTTGCTTACCTAAGCCCCATACATAGGCTTTAAGTGGCAATGTCTCAATATCGTAGAATAGTATTCTTGGTTTTTTGATGGTCACTTTTACCTCTTATGAAAAAGATTAATTACACCTGCGCATATTCCAGCTATACAGCCTACGCATATCATGTAGGGAATTATTATACTTAGATCCCCCATACGGCATCCATAATATATAAATGCTACGGTTTTTACTGGGTGAACTATTGGGTATAAATTTGGGTTTGATACATACTCTAATCCAAACATAAATAATAAAGCAGACAGAATAAGTATGGTAAAAATAATAATTGTATCTCTTAATACATGTCTCATAGTCGTGTAGACCCCCCTGTAGCTTGTAAGTACTCCAGCAGTTTCTGCTTTCTATTCTGCACTTCTTTTTCTACATTATTAAGTTTAATTAATTCATCTAGTAATTCCGCATGAATTTCTTTAATAGCATTTGTAGACCTTTCAATCTGTTCAAATGTTTCTTTATTCTTTTTCATTTTAGTACTCCTGATTACTTAAGTCTACCACATACGGCTTCAAATTACAACTGTTATTTTTGCTTCTGTGATAATGTTCTCGTTTCTTTCTTTTTATTTCCTCGTTATTCAATAGCCTATATTTGTTTACAGACTGTAGAATTCTTTTTCTATTCTTTAAATAATACTGCTGTGCATAATCAGCAGCTTTAGGGGGTCTTTTAGGAACTAAGCCAGTTTTATAAGCGTGTTTAATGTTCTCCCCTCGTGTTACCAGTTCTAAATTGCCCAAAGAGTTATTTCTTTTATTACCGTCCCTATGATTTACACACAAAGTATGTCCTTGCCAAAAATACTCGGCAATTATTTTGTGGATTCTTTTTTGATAGTTTTTTCCGTTTTTCCTTAATTGAACCCTTAAATACCCATATTTATCTATATAAATAGATAGCTGCCGTTTAGTATTAGTGTTAGTAACTTCAGTTACCCCTGTTTGCAGGTCATAACCAACCGTATATTTATTTAAGATATCCCACTTTATCATTAATACTCCTGCGTAGATAAATCTACTGTATATGGTTGTAGACAACAGCCATTAGGGCTTACAAAGCCAAACTTTTTACCATTAGCATTTGACTGTCTGGCTTTTTCTACAATCAAAACAATATCACCCCCTACATCATCATAAGAAGTGTCTTTCTTTTCGGCGGCTTTAAGTTTATTCCACACTTTAAAGTGTAGTGCTGCCGTAAATTCTATGTCTTTAGATTCCCTTACAGAATCTTGATATCCAGTTTGCCCACTAGTAAGCTGTGAACCGCCGATTAACAATTGATTATTTTTATTTGCCACCAACCTAATCTTTTCTACCATTTCTTTTAGTTGAAGATAACGTTGTGAGGTGTTTGACGGCAAAGGAATAACTTGTAAATAGTCGATAAATACGGCTACCGGCTTTCCTAGCGCAGCTAGTCTATTCATAGCAGATAATACTTGGTCAATTGTAGTTTGACTATCTACTACTCTTAGTTTTCTGGATGCTAATAGCTCTGCATATTTGTGACACGCAGGTAGTGACATATCTCTAATAGCTTGGTCTATAAATAAGTCTTCTTCCCAGCCAGATTCTGTGTGCATTGTGCCGTCTAATGTCTTTACCATACGTATATTTAATTCCGATATAGGAAATTCGTAAGACAAATACATTACCGTTAAATCTGTGTTCTGAGCAAGGTTTAGCGCCATATTAATCATCATAGCGGTTTTACCGTGGTTAGTTCTACCAGAAATAACTACAAGTCCTGAGTTTGGAAACTGAACAAACCTATCTACATTAGAAAACCCAGTTGGATAATACTTATATTGGCGGCTGTGTAAAGCTTGCAAATCCATAGGATTAAGTTCGCCGTCTAACGGCTGGTCTAGTTCTACTTCTTCTTTTCCTAAGAATAAACTTTTAATTAATTCCATATCGGCTATATCAGCAATATCAAATCCTTTAGGAAGCTCGCTGACGTTTATTTTATATAATTTAGAAGGAGTAGCCGTTTCTATTAATATTGTTTGAAGTTCTTCCATAGCTTTTAATCCTGCTTCATCGGCATCAGCCCATAAAGTTACTTCAGTACCTTTTAAAATACTCCAGTCTGTCTTAGATACATTATTACTACCACCAACCCAGGATAGTACATTAGATTTCTTGGCTATTTTTGCCGCGTAATCTGCTGCCTTCTCACCTTCCACAATGAGCGTCGGCTTGCTAGGGTCAAAGGATTCAATTCTATAAGGCATATTAATGCCAGATGGGCGCGAAAGGACATATTTATTATCAAGTCCCAAGGATATGGGGCGTATTTGTTTCTCATCTTTATCTCCAGTCCTAAGTATATAGAACATTAGTTGTTCATCCCTATTGTAGTAAGGGTATTTAATTGATTTATCGAAGAGTTCTTTTAAGTCGCCAGTCCAAACTCCTTTGTCGTTCCACGGCTTAAATTTCTCTTCTGGTACTTTAATAGTGGTTTTCATCTGACCCTTTTTAAAATAATGTACTTGCCGCTTTGCCCACTCGCATGAGGAGTTGTTGCATTGCCATACAACACATTCTTCTTCTCCAAATACGCTAAGGCACTTTTGGTTAGCTTTATGTCGTTTAGTTCTATTAGCTTCACACTGAGGGCATGTTGTGTTATATTTGCTCTCGGCTTTGTATTCAATTCCATTGTCCTCCAATATGTTTTTCATTATTATAGTTCTGAATTAGTTTCTTCACAGCTATTCACAGCAGTTTCGTTTAATTCATCATGTTCTTCTTTATTGTAACACCCGCATGTTGTTCCTAAGCACATATTTCCTCCTATTTTGTTTCTTTCCAGTTATTTCCAACTTTAGCTTCACCTTTTAGTGGTATCCGAAGTTTGAAATGCTCACCTGATTCTACAATAGCACGCTCAATAAGCTGTGTCAACAATTTTATTTGCTCTGCATCATCTTTTATTATTACTTGAAATTCATCATGATAAAACATTACTATTCTAGCATCAAGATTATTTTCTTTAATATAGTCATATAACCTACAATACGCCCATTTCATAGCTATTGATCCTGCAGATTGTATTAAAGTATTTTTTAATTTGTGCATACCTCGCACATATAATTTTCTTTTGTCAAGCCCTATTATCCACGGATTTTTACTTTCATCTAAATCTTTTTTACCCCATTTTCCGGCTTTTAAAAATCCTCTTTTTTGTAGTGCCCACTCAATATCATCCAACAACATCTTAAGTCCATACCACGTTTCGTAGTGCATGTCAATAATTTCTTTTGCGCGGCTTTCAGAAACATTTAGTAGTGATGCCAGTTTAGTTGCTCCGCAGCCGTAAGCCATAGCATAGAACGGCGCTTTAGCCTCATTTCTAGTTACGCCCCAAGCATCGGCATTAAATTGGTGTACGTCCATTTCAAGCAAGTATTTGCCGTATAACCCATTGTCGTATTTTTGTGTATAATGACCTTCAATTCTAGCCTCTAATTGGCTGGCGTCACAACCAACTAATTTATATCCTTCTGGTACAGTAAATAAATCTTTAAACTCTGGCTGTATGTTGGCGATAACGGCATGCCTAAAACGAGCCGTGTTTGTACCACAAGTGTATGAAAACATCTTTAGTTTACCAGTAATAGGGTCTGCTTTCTTTTTAAACCCCTCTAATACACCTCGGCGATGTATGGCGTCTCTAAAATCCGATATAACTGCTGCAATGTGTAGTGGAACTCCGATAAGTGGGTCGTCCCTAAGACTTGGTGCTCCTTTTGGAGTCTTACTTTCTGGCTTCCAACCAACAGATAGTAGGTATTCAACTAGTTGCTTTACACTTGACGGCTCAAATTCTTTAGAATCTATTTTGCAAAAATCCCCACAAGCATTGTATATAGTTGATGCAACTGAAGGTTTTCCACTTTTTGTTAAGTAGGAAATCTCTTTTCCTTGTATTACTTCTGGTTTTTTTAGGCTCTTTAATTGATAATTGATCTTCTCGTAAAGTTTGTTGTAGATATCCAGTTTGACATCTAGTTCCGTTAAATCGACTTGCCATTCTGACCCCATTTCGCAGTTTATTTCGTATACTTTTTGTTCTAGCTTAATTGATTGACTCCAATCCCAGTTATCTTCCGAGAATTTATTCAAGCACTTATCTAAAAGCCGTTTATTGATTTTTACGTCTTCCGTACACCTATGTAGCATATCGGCGTTAAATATTTCCCACTGTTCTTGCTTCGGCTTCTCAATACCAAATACCTTGCCCCATTCGCCTAATCCATGTGTTGCTCTTTCGTTGGCGTATAACATCTGGCTACAAATAAATGTATCAAGGAAATTTGTTGGCGACCAATTAAATAGTTTTTTTAATAGTGGAAAATCGTACCCAATGATATTATGACCAGCAATTATAGATTTTTTACCCAAGTAATTAAGTGCATCTTTTATATTACCTTGCCTAGGAAGTAGTGGGGATTCATGCCATTGCTTTATAGTACCGTCAGGGTCACATGTTACAATACAGTGAACTTTAGTCGCCGTATCTAACAGCCCATTGGCTTCTATATCAACAACAGTAAAGTTAGCTGAATTATACATTATCTCCCTTAGTGCAAATGTTAGTTTACTTTAACAGTATTCTTTGGCTGTTTAGTCCCAGCCCCACTTTCCTCAACTACTTGTGCTTGTTTCGCCTTTCCAAACGAATTAAGTTTTTTCATAAATAAAGCACCTATAATACCTAAATTCTTTTCTATTTGCACTATATCTACTTTACGTTTCTCTACGGCTGCATCAGCAATCTCAATATCTGTTGCACGGTTTAGTAGATTTTGTAAAACAATTTGATAACTTCTTTCATCTAATGCCATATTAACCCTTCCTACTACGTAAAAAATTAAATAAAATACGATCATCATTTTTATCAACAGAGTCCCTTATAACACCTTCCACTTCTTCTATCAATACAGTAGCTCTGGTGTGCTCATCAACCCCTTCTAAATACCCGCATATGTCTATATACCTAATGTCAATCCCTAGTTCAACATCTAAAGAAAAAATATCAAATGTTGTTAGAACTAACCAAATCTCTCGGCATTTTTTTAGTTGTGTGTACCTGCTCAGTTTGTTAAGTTCTTTCTGTTCTAAGATTGCTAGTTCGTTGTTTAGCATCTTAATTTTATCTTTAATCCGCTTAATTTTCATGAGACCCCCGTATTGTCATTTTTTCTAGCAT